TATGAGTGCCAATGAGAAAAGACTAATGCCCGGAATCTTTAAGGGTGTCAAGCCACCCGGCAGGATAAAGAAAGAAGATAGGCTGGAGACAACCCTTGGCCCTATCGTTAATTCAAAGAAGCTATACATTAGAAGAGAGATGACAGAGATAGTTGATGAGTTCTTTGAACATCCGAAACCTCGGAATGATGATATCATGGATGCCCTATACTATGCAGACTACTTTGCTAGGGCACCTAAGTCACAAGCAACAAGTAAAGAGGGTTTTGCAAATAGTAAACGTAAAGATAGATTACTACCGAAACTAAGAAAATACAACTGGTTAACTGGTGCTAGAAATTAATTATTTAATTGTTGCCTCATTTGACAATTCCTTCTTAGATTCCGAAGGTGTGAAGTGCAACCTCACCCAACTGTTTATAAACACATTTAATAAAGCTATTAATCCACATACCATATGGCTAAACAAAAAAGCAGGTTCCCCAGTTACGGTCTAGTACGGGGGGCTTCTCACGAACATGGCGGAGTGGCTGGCATGGTTGCCGGCGAACAACCCGTTGAACTCGAAGGCGGCGAATGGATAATACCCAAAGAAGCCGTTCCTGACTATTTACCCGTTTTAAAACAAATTACCAATGAAGGCCGCGCCATGCAGCAGATGGACAATGGCAATACGGCTATGGATGCTTTAATTGCTTCCGCTTCTATGGAAAGCGGTATTACCCAACCCAAATCCCCCATGTATCAAGAAGGTGGCAGTGTTTCTGACAAATCATGGTTAGAGAAGGTCTTGACAGATGAGAGGGGTCTTTTTAGAGGAGAGCCCTCTAAGGATGTATATAGAGCATCTGCTGTGGATTGGAAAACTGGAACAACAAGAAAATTAGGTGGGGCGCCTTATCAAATTTCAGTACCTGAAGCCGTGGCGTTTACTAAGGAAGTTGGTTCTCCAGATTTTAAAGGAGAAAAAACTCGTTTTCATGGCGTAATTGGTATGATTAATGATATGATGTTGAAGAGGGGCTTGGAAAAAGAAGCTGTAAATTTAAGAAGGGAACTCAATCCATACAGTCACCCTTACGAAGAGCAGGTGAGCGTTAAAACTCCAAGAGGTAGTTCTGAATACGACCAAGGCTATGGGTTAAAGGTTGTTCTGCCTCATCAAGAAACAGAACGATTAGTTTCAACGCCCGGAGAGGAATATCCTGTAGCTGTTCATGATTATTTAAAAAAGACAAGAAGTTCGGCCCCCCTTGTTGCGGCTGAAGAATTGATTAAAAAAAGGCAATCACAACCTAGCAATATTGTTGAGCTTCTTGGTGGGCTGCTAAAAGGAAAAGAACAAAAACAAGGTGGCCCAGTATATAACTACCAAGAAGGTGGGGTTGTCCCTGATAAGACGAGAATTGGTATGTCGGAGTATATTCCAGAGTTAAGTTACGACCTGCCTACTTTTGATGGCAAAACAAAACAACCTCAATATAGTATGTCAAATATGCCCATGTCGCAGAAAGAATTATTAGATATAGCTATGGGTATGGCTACGCCGGGCTCAGCTATAGGTTCCATTGGTAAAAGGGCAAGTAAAATAGCAACAAGGAGAGATTTGTTTGGCAGGTTTTATAAAGACCCAATATCAGGATTAAGTAAAAAGGGGATGCTAAAGCTAGTTAAAGATGCGGTTCCCGAAAATACAATGGATGCTTATGGTGAACCTTTAAGCTATTTTAAAAATATGGAGACCGATGACTTAGCTGATGCTCTTAGGTCAGCTTATGGGTTAGCGAGGAATCCGAAACATTACGGGAAAGAACTTGCTGGAAAGGGAGTTGCTGCTTATTTCACTGATATGGGTCGTGAGGGTGTGAAACAAGCTCTAGATGATATAAAACATTTAAAAGTAAAAGAACAAGGTGGCCCAATTAAGCAATACGGACAAGGTGGACAGATTCAGCCACGTAAACAACAAGAAATACGTAATCCTCAAGTATATGGCCCACCAGCCCCTGCAAATATGGATAGTGTCCTAAAACAGATAATGATAAGGGACGTTAATCAAAGTATTAACCCTTTTACTGGTGACACTATTAATGCTGTACTTGATTCTTTAAAGCATAAGCAGAAGTTGAAGAAATCTCTGCTGCCTAGAACTGGTCGTAAGAATATGTATTCTGGTGGCCCCGTAATGTATCAACAGGGTGGCCCTGTGATGTATGCGAATGGTGGTCAGCTTGGTGCGGGGCAACGGTTAGAAAGAAGGGGCCCCGAGAATATGGGAGAGGTGACAGATATTCCGCAACTCGGCTCTATAAGTCGTCCTGAGTTTGAGGCGGCGATGGAGTATGGAGGGCCACCTCAAGCTAGTGATTCTCTAATGGCGGCTGCAGGTCAAGATAGGAGAGTCAAGCCGGTAGATACGTATATTGTAAAAGACGGTGTGATGTCCACAGAAGAAGCAGAAGTTAATGAGATTCCAAAACTTTCTACTGCTTATTTAGCGGCTTTTGGCTTCGCAACCCCATTATCTAAGAGGCAACAAGCATTATTGTATAGAAAAGGAATCGCACCTCAAACTTTAAATCCACAGGTTAAAGGTTTAATTAACAGAGCTTTAGTGCAGCGACTAGCCAATGAGGATGATTAGTGGTATTAGATAAAGACAAAAGAGCCGAATACAACCAAGATTTATATCGTCGCTGGCGTAATGCCCGTTCCGATTGGGATACGGAAGCCAGATATGATGTTGACTTTTATCATGGTAATCATTTTACCAGCGATGAGGTAGATGAGCTACAATCTCGCAATCAAGCTGATGTGCCCATGGATAGGATTGGCCCAGCTATTGAAAAATTTAAAGCAGTATTAACGTCCAGACCACCTGCGTTCACGATGACGCCTAGAGAAGATTCTGACGTAAAGGTGGCTTCTGTATGGAGAACCATCATGGGATATGTTTGGGGTAACTCTAATGGAGACTGGCAGTTAAGACAGGCAATTCACGATTACGCTACTACCGGAATGGGTTATTTATATACCTATATAGACCCGGAATCAGACTTTGGTAGAGGCGATGTCAAGTTCACTTACGTAAACCCGTTCAGGGTATATGTCTCTCCGAATACTCGAAATAGGTGGTTCGATGACGCCGAAGGTGTTATCCTCTCTACAATCCTCACCGGTGAACAGGTCGTCAGCCTCTACCCAGAATTAGGCGAACAGGAAAATCCAGAAACAGGCGAAACAGAAACGGGTATCATACAAGACCTTGAGACCTATTTAGAAGAAGATTATCCTGAGGCAATGAACAATAATGGAAAGAAAATCTTCACTCCAGCAGAGGCGAAGGATTTAGATTATTTTGAAAGACAGAAATATCAAATCTTAGAGAGATTCTATAAAGTTAAGGTTGATTTTTATCGTGTTATTGATATGCAGACGGGTGAGGAAGTTATCTTTAGTAGTGAGGAATATCAAGAATTTATAGAGAATAACAGAGAGCAGATAGAGGCCAGCCAGTATCAAGTGATACCAGTTAAGCAAACGCGCGTTAAAGTGTGTGCGACCATTGCTCAGGTCGTTCTATATGAAACAATATTGAATACTGACCATTATCCAGTTATACCGATTCCAAACATTTTTACAGAGACCCCTTATCCAAAATCAGATGTGTCTCGCGCCAGACCAATGCAGCGATTATTAAATAAGCTGTGGTCGTTGGCTCTTTCCCACGCTCAAGCCTCAGGTGGATTAAAACTATTGGTACCTTTAGGAAGTGTGGAAGATTTAGGACAGTTAGAAAGAGATTGGGCTAACCCCAAAGCAGTCATAGAAGTAGACTCTACACAGGGAGAACCACATTTCCCAGCTCCTCAGCCATTAGCTGGAGAGTTTTATAAGCTAATTCAGCAATGTGAGTTTTATATTGACTTTACTTTTGGCTTACCAGAGATGATGCACGGCTTTGCCGAGAAGGCACCGGAGACAGTTAAGGGTACTGAAAGAATGATTGCTTTAGGTACTGAAAGACCGAAATCTAAACTAAGAGATATTGAATTTAGTATCAATAGGCTTGGACAGGTTTTATATAATTTAGCTAAAGGCCATTATACTTATAAAAAGATGTTCCGTTTAAACAGTGCTAATAATGATATGACCGAAGCTATGGTCAATCATTATGATGACAAAACAGGCGCCATCTTAGATATTAAAAAAGAACGACATAATTTAGGACAACACGATATACGTATTGAACCGGGTTCTACATTGCCAACTAATAAGTGGGCAGAGCTTGGTGTTTACATGGAGGCTTACCAGATGGGTATTGTAGATAAAATAGAAGTGTTGAAGAAGAATCCAGAAATATTTGATAAAGAAGCTATCCTACGCCGAACCGATGAGAAGAACCAACTCATGCAGCAGGTTCAGGCTATGAGTGAGCAAATAAAGAATTTGGAGGGAGACCTCCAGACTGCCCAAAGGGAGTCTGTTAGCGACAGGAAAAGAGTTGAGGTTGAAAAGTTTAAATCTCGACTTACAGATATTGCTTCAGACGCCAAAGCTGATAGAAGAGTTCAGTTAAATAATCTACAAACAAAGGTGAAGCTCGAAGCGGAGAAATTAGCAAATGTTAGAGCAGATGCTAGTTCAGCTCCAGAAGCTTAGAGACATCTAAAGGAGACCAAATGGACAATGCACAGACAGAGGCCCAACCCGTAGCTGACGGTTTAGTTGATAGTGGCCCAGATATAGTTGGAGACGTAAGAACAGAAACTGATGGACAATATGCAGAATCTCCCGAATCGCAAGAGACGGTTGATTTTTCAGCTCCAGAAGTAGAGGTACAACAGGAAATTATTCCAGAGAGTGAGTGGGAAATCGAAGCCCGCAAATTCCAGTCAATGTATGACAGAACCCAAGCAGAGAATGAAAAGCTTAAAAGGCTTGAACCTCTGGGGGATTTGTTAGAATCAAGACCTGACCTCGTTGACGTTTTACAGAAAAACATAAATGGACAACCACAGCAACAGCAACAGCCGCAGCAAGAAGCTCAGCAAGGTTTACCTGCTGAGGATTTTAACCCTTGGGATGCTTACTATAATGCAGAATCACCCTCATTTAAATTCAGAATGAACCAAGATGTTCAAATGATGAATAATGTGGTGAACAATGCGTTAGGTGAGCAGAAACGACAAATGACAGAGGAGATAACGTACAACAATACTGTAAATGAGTTACGTAACACATATAAGTTTTCGGATAATGATATTCAAGAGTTTATGGGTTTTGTTACGCAGCCTAAAGAGCAGGTTGGCCTATCGAATCTGGTAAAGCTATATAGGGACGTTAATAAAAAAGGTAACGCCCCCGAGACGGCACAAGCAGTGAAAGCTGCTCAAAACCAGCCACGTACAGCTGGAGTCCTCCAAGGAGGTTCTCCAACTTCTCCCAAATCTGAAGAAAATAAGATGTGGGATAATATTGTAAATGCTGGTAGTCGTAATAGCGTACTTTAAACAATAAACTGAGGAAGGATATATAATATGGCAACATATAATAATCCCGGCCCGTTGAAGTTTGGTGACCCCGGTG